TCCATCTCTCCCATGAAGCGAAGTGCTACATTGAAAGGGTCTGAAGCATCCAACATCTTTTTGGCCATTCTAGGTACTACTGAGTGCAGTGGTAAGTCAAAATGCAGAGGTAGAGAGTATAGGCAATGCATGTAAGCTCTTTCCCATCTACCTACCTTATACTTGTCCCAATGTCTTTGGTTTACATCTTCGGGTCTTGTGAACCCTTTTGCACGTTTAGGTATAGGCAGCACAATGCCGCCATCAAGTTTGATCATACTGCCTCCCAGGTTGTTGAGCTACACGTCAGGTGTATGTTTGTCGAATCGTTGCTCGCCCACTTTAGCTAAACGTAGCTTGCCTTTGCTGCTTTCTTCGAGTGCATAAACCTGGAAAATCTTACCAACTGGAGAGTCTTTGTGCTCATAATGTTCCATGCCAACACCCTTTGCATAGTTCACTACGTTGAACATCTCTTCAGCCATGTCATGAGTCCAACCCTTGCCAAGCATGCACTTGATAGTCTCTCCACCCTTCCAATCAAACACTAGGTTGGCCACTTTTCCAGCATATTTGCCAGTACCTTCCTCGTAACCTATGCATCTCAAGTCATAGTCAACGCCACGGACTTTCTTCATAACTCGGTAGCCCTTGTGACCAGCCTCCCAATCTGCATACAAATCTCGGATGACTAAACCTTCCTCGCCAGATTGTATAAGTAAGGTGAGTCGAATGTCGATAGCTGCTTCATCTTCAGCAATTAAGCAATGTAGGACATCAATATCAGGGTGACGACCGCCAAAAGGTGCTACCGCTTTTGTGACTTGTCGTGCTAAGAACATGTAACGCTCTTCAAAAGTTTGTGAGCTCTTGCCTGCTTTAAATGAGTCTAAGTCTACAATGTCAAAGAAGCTCATTCGTAACAAATGTGGCAGAGTGTTGAAATCTTCCCCTAAAGGTTTGGTACGATTAGGATTAACCACGCCAGAAAGTTGTTCTAGTGAAGCTATACTTTTGGGAACCCACATTTCACCCATGTAAACGCCATCACAAAGGTTTAGCATTTCAATCTTTTCAGCTATCTCCTCGGTATTAGTAAACAGGTTACCAGTACGCGAGAAGATGGCCACAGTTCCAGATGAGATAACTGTTAAGGCGCAAACCCCATCACGTTTGATTTGGGTAGCAAAACGCTTACCAGTTTTGTTCTTCTCAGTAACATCATCGTAGTGTTTTACTAGTTGAGTTACTTTGTTTGACTTGCGATGGTTCTCAGGCAAGTCAAGGTGTTGAAATATATTCATAAGATTCTCCTAATGAATTGTCCCATCTTTTGGGGTTGTTTTATCATTGACCATTAGATCCATGATGGTTGCAGACATGGTAAACACTCTCTGAGCGTTTATTAGTGTCTCTAGCTTATCTTCAAAACTTAGCTCCGACTCTTCTAAGTCAGATACAAAGTCTGTTACAGCCTCGCTTGCTGCTTTTAGCACTTCCTTCTCTGTGTATAACATCACTTTTCTCCATATTGCGCTAGTAGCCTTTCAAGAGATACAAACTCCACATCATGGTCAGGTTTATCATAGCGGTTGGTATAAGATTTCAAATGCACAAAGCCACGTATCTCAGTATTACAAGCTCCACGATAGCCTTCATCATGCATGTAGAATGATCCAGCACATACACCAAAGTGAGCCTCACCCTGCAAGTTTTGTCTGCGGCCATACTGGTACTGTTGTTGGTGGCCATGAACAAAACTGTGAGGAAACTTGTTCAGTTTGTTCTCAATACTTCCACCTACAGCTCTACCAGACATAGCATTAGGCATAAAATGCATAAAGCAAATATCTTGCACCCACAGAGGGTCTAAGAACTGATTCACAGACCAACCCTGCTTTTCGATAAAACTGTCTAGGTCAAAGCAACCCTGCAACACTGGCTGGCTCTCTATAAACCGGTTCAGTCGATTCTCATGGTTGCCCATTACAAAGTGCTTGTTAGGCTTATAATGAGGTCGTCGACCCGAAGCATTTAGCTTGTCAGTCTCTGCCATGATAAGTTTGAAAGCATTAAAGCCTCCCTCAAGATCATCATGAAGCCTTTGGTTTTCTTTTTCCAAGCCAGAAGCATACGAGCTCAAGCTTGGAAAATCCCAGTGGTCACCTATATGCACGATAGTAGATGGCTTGTGCTTCCAGATGTATCTGGATAAAGCTTCCAAGTGCTGGGTGGGGGATGAGTTATCTACCTGTGTGTCGGCGATAACTAGTATATCTCTATTCATTTCTTGCTCCGTTTGACAGGCTTTTGCTTGCCAGTTTTAAGGTCGAAAGTTGGATGTATTACTCCACTAGGGTTGCCCTCATGGTACTCAAGATAGTTTGCTAGGTTCCTTAGCCAAGTTATTGGGTCTCGGTATGCTAGGTTTACCTTGGTAGTCCTAAACAACATAGCTGCTAAAACTTTACCTTCACCTACGTTACATGATCTGCAAAGTACCGAACGACAATGACCATTCTTGTGTGAGTGGTCAAGTGCTGAGGCATTTCCAAAAGCTAGTGGGCCATGACATATAGGACACTTAAACTTCTGCATGGCTGCTTTCTGTTTACGGTACGTACTTATGTCATCTGAAGTTCTGAGTAGTCTCTTAATCAAAGCCACTTACAAACTCCCCAGTAACAATGTTCATGTACTCGTCACGGTTGTCATATGTCCATCGTTTGATTACTTCATCCTTGTGCTCTCTGACCATGAATAGTAGGTTGGCTTGAGTTTCTAGCTTCTCTTGCCAAGCATCCTTAAACCTGAGAGCGTACTGGTGAATGACAACTTTAAGTGCTGCTTCCACATTGCCAGACTTTACCAGCATATCATAAGCCGCTCCTGGGCCTACTCCTTCCCTGGCAACATAATCTTGGCCTTTCTTTGCACCAGACTTGTACTTCTTAGGTACTCTAACCCCACACCCAACTATCCAGTCAGTGGTGTCACCTGTAAGCATTTGGAAGTATAGGCCAATGTCTCCAGTAAAGTGGAATTTAGTTTTCTTGACCTTGCCATCAGGCTTCAAGATAACCTCCTTCTTCAGAGAACCATTCTTTGTTATGGTTACTACCTTCCGAGTTTCCTCATCCAAGTGTTCACCAGGAACTTGCCTTAAGTCTTTGTCAAGACTCCAAATAACTGTGTTGTCTGTTTGGTGTGTGCCAAGTAGGTCATCAGCTTCCATCCATTTGACATAGTGAGTGTTTAGGTTTTTCACTCCCCACTGTTTTGCCCAAGCTAAATTGACTGGACGCTCCACAGTATCACGGTTAAACTTGTAATCATCTACTAAGTGATCACGGAAGTTGTAGTTAGTTGTTACAAACATTATGTAGGAGTTACAACCAGCAGCTTCCATCAAGTCTTCTATTTTCTTGTTTACATACTTAGCAATCATTCGACGAGATTGGTCATCATCCTCATTAAAAATACAACAAGGTTGGTAGATGACTATATCTCCATCTATTAACAAGGTCTTATCAACTACTTCATAGTCAATTAACCCTAAATCTTCTAAAGACATAAGCCTCTCCAAGTTAAAGCCAAAAAAGCCCAGACTAGTATTTAGTCTGGGCAACCAATTAAAACATTGGGCCTTCTGGCATGGGTTCATCTGCTTGTGCAGTTGAATCTTGATCAGCTTCTTGTTCAGCGTCAACTTCAGCTGCTAGTTGGTCAAGGTTAGACTCGTCCAACTCTTCAATACCAAGAGAGTCTAAGTCTTCTTCACCACCACTACCTACGTATTCCACTAGCTCGGTTACGCACACAGTTTGTGGGTAAAGGTATAAGCCATTCTTGCCTTCAACTGGACGGAACTGGAAGTGACCTTTAGTACCATTACCAAGAGAAGTTTCCTGGTCAATAGTCAAGCCATTTAAATCTTGGACTTTACCTTTAACACCGATTTGCTTAATAGCAAAAGATTCTTTACGAACACCTTCAGCGTTTGCTTTACCAACTAAGGCACTTTGAGAGAACTTAACTAGAACCATGTCATCTTCTAGGTCATCTTCATTTAAGAAGTCGTACTTTTCTAGTAAGTCAGCTTTCTCAAACTCTTTAGCATTGGGCAAGTTCTTTGCAGACTTGTGAGCTTTCTTTAGGGCTTTGAAGCGGCCTTCAGAGATAAGAATTTTAATCTCAAACGAGTGGAATTCTAAGCCAAAGGTAGGCGAAGTTGGTGCACTAATTGGTGGCTTCTTGTCAGTGTTGAGTTGCTCTACAGCACGATTGACAGATGAGTACATGAAAATTACGTCTTTCATAGTAACAATGTTTGTTTCTTTCTTTTCGGCAGTAGCCATATTTAATTACTCTTTTGATTTTAGTTTAGTTAGTTGCGAGTCTTTCCTAGCAGTCAGCTTTCCAGTCTCAAATGTTTGCTCATTCTTCACAGTCTACTGTGATCCCTATACCAAACTTTGATATAGGATGTAGCAGTACGATGCCAGCGATCCGTACAAGCTTCAAGTATGCCAACGCTAGAACGGCATATCCACTAGTACTTTCACCTTCTTCGTTAGCGTCCTGTCCCGAAGGTTTAAATTTGGTTGAGTAGTTTTACAGCGTTTACTCAGGCTGGGGGGGAAGCTGAAGGGAGTCGAACCCTTGCACGTATCTCGGAGGAGAAGTTACACCACCACGATCCATCCCATAATAAGGCAGTAGGTTGCCAGCCCCTCAAGTTATAGCCTGGGGAGGCTGCTCAAATATGTCTTAGCATACTCTCTTGCTGCGACTAGCACTCTATGGCCTTGGCTACACTTCGTCACTATGTAGTTGCATAAGAACCACTCCGTAGTTTTATTTAAACAAGAGGGTGTGGCCGTGTTAAGAATCCCGTTCCCCTTCTGAGGTACTAAACGACACTTTTGATGGTTTTGTCAGGGTTATGGTAAGTTGTTGCAACCTAGCCTACCTCTTTATTTAGAAGTTAGGCAAATTGCTGGGCCATAATTATCTATTAACCTGTAGCGTTACTTCATCACACGCTGCCAATTTTTGCTGGGATGGCACTTACCCATTCTAACGGAATTACGGACTCTATTTCATAGAAACTTATATGAGATC